ACAGGGTCTATTACCCTAGTTCAGGGGCAGAACACGTACCCCTTACCAAACGACACAATTGACCTTCTTGAGCATTTGATTCGTACTGATGCAAACAGCACGTCTAATCAAGCCGACCTGACAATCACACGAATTAGCGTTTCTACTTACGCAACAATCCCAAACAAGTTAACCCAAGCCAGACCTATTCAGGTTTGGATTCAGCGTTACAACGGGCAGGCTAGCCCCATCTCTTCTACGCTGACTACAACCATCACAAGTACATCAGACACAATCGTGTTAAGTGATGTTACGGGTTTACCCGCAGCAGGGTTTATAAAGATTGACAACGAGATTATCAATTACGGGTATATCACTCAGAATACAAACGCCGTTAGTGGCACTCTATCTAGTTGCTTCCGTGGTCAGCAAAATACAATTGCTGTAGCGCACACGGCTGCGGCTACTGTGTACTGGCAACAAGTGCCAGCCGTAACTGTTTGGCCTACCCCTGATAACTCACAGCCTTACACATTTGTTTACTGGCGTCTACGCCGCACGCAGGACGCTGGCGGCGGTGTGAACATCATGGACGTTCCGTTTCGCTTTATTCCCTGTATGGCGGCTGGTCTGTCATACTACATTGCTGGCAAAGTACCGCAAGGCATGGAGCGTTTGGCTATGTTAAAGGCGCAGTACGACGAGGCTTGGGAACTTGCCGCGTATGAGGATCACGAAAAAGCAGCATTGCGTTTGGTTCCTAGACAGACCTACATCGGGAGGTAGTCATGGGTAATCGTTTTGCTTCTGGCAAAAATGCAATTTCGGAGTGCGACCGTTGTGGTCAGCGGTTCAAGTTAAAGGTTTTGAAGACCGAGATCATTAAGACTAAGAACTACAACTTGTTGGTGTGCCCAGAGTGCTGGGACCCAGATCATCCGCAGTTGCAGTTAGGTATGTTCCCTGTAGACGACCCGCAGGCTTTGCGTAATCCTAGACCCGACAGAAGCTATGTGGTTTCTGGTTTGTTAGCGGATGGGTACAGCGGCGGTGGTAGCCGAATCTTCCAATGGGGCTGGAATCCTGTAGGCGGATCAAGCGGAGTGGATGCGCCTTTAACACCAAATAATTTGGCTTTAACGGTGAGTATTGGTACAGTTACGATAGCAACAACTTAGGAGTTAAAAATGGACAAAAAAGACTTAAAGCAGGACAAGAAAATGATCGCGGGTGCCGTGCACAAGCACGAGAAAAAGTTGCACCCCGGCAAGCCAATGACTAAGCTCAAAAAGGGTGGCCCTACTTCTGAAGACCGTATGCGTCAAGGGCGTAACATGTCCCGCGCAATGAATCAGGGGAATAAATAATGGCTACCTTTAGCAAAAAAATGATGGGTAAAGAAGTTGGTGACGCCAGCGTCTATGCCGAGCCACACGACATGTCTGGTAAAGCACTTAAAGCTGGATTACCTACAGAGACCGGCGCTCAGTGCATGACAGAGATGAACCCCTCTGTTGGTGGTATTAGCAAAGGCAACTATGCTCCAGTTAATCCATACGGTGTTGGCGTGATGCGTGGATACGGCGCCGCAACCAAAGGGCGCAAGATTAGCGGGAAGATGGCATGACCTACACGGAGTTAATAACAGCGATTCAAACGTATACAGAAAATACGTTTCCGTCTACCACTTTGGCGGACAGCACAGTTGTGTCTTCAACGACCCAGTTGAATCGCTTTATTACTCAGGCTGAACAGCGTATCTACAACTCTGTTCAGTTTCCGTCGTTACGTAAAAACGCGACGGGTAATTTAACGTCCGCCAATAAATATTTGTCTTGCCCTGATGACTTCTTGTCCACCTACTCTTTAGCCGTGGTTGACGCCAGCGGCAACTATGAATACTTGCTTAACAAGGATGTGAACTTTATCCGTCAGGCATACCCCAACCCAACTACAGATACAGGTATCCCTAAATACTACGCGCTGTTTGGTCCAACAGTTACCACCAGCGTGATAACCAATGAGCTATCTTTCATGGTTGGGCCGACCCCAGATGCGTCCTACACAGTAGAACTGCACTATTACTATTATCCCGTGTCAATCACTGTTGCCGCTTCTGGTCAGACTTGGCTAGGCGACAACTTTGATACTGTTCTGTTATATGGCTCACTGGTTGAGGCGTACACCTACATGAAGGGTGAGACAGACATGCTGGCTTTATATGATGGTAAGTACAAGGAAGCACTTGCACTTGCTAAACGCCTCGGTGATGGTCTGGAGCGTAGCGATGCTTATCGTAGCGGTCAGGCTCGTGTGGCTCCGCTACCGCAAAATAGTGGGGTTCAGTAATGGCGTTCACGGGTAACTGGGCAACCAATACGTTCAAGATAGGCTTGCTTGACGCAGTGTTTGATTTTGGTACTGGTACAACGCAGGTCTACAAGATTGCTTTGTACACTAACACAGCCACACTAAACCAAGACACCACTGCTTACACAAGCACGGGTGAAACATCTGGTGGAAATTACGTGGCGGGCGGTTTAACATTATCAGTCTCCCAAGTCCCGACTACCGGTAACTCTGGTTCTACAGCCTACATTTCTTTTAGCAACGCCGCATGGACAGGTTCGATCACCGCAAGAGGCGCGTTGATTTACTTGGCTAACGGCACAACAAACCCCGCAGTATGCGTGCTCGACTTTGGTTCAGATAAAACAAGTACCAACACATTCACCGTACAATTCCCCGCAGTCACTAACACGTCTGCAATTATTAGGCTTTCATAAGGAGCAATCATGCACAAAGAACAATCCGGTTTTGGCGATAACGCCGTAGCCACTCTTCAAGCTAACGCGTCTATCCCAGAGGGTATGGGCATTGAAGGCTTCTACAAAGTAGAGTGCCGTGACGCTGAAGGTAACCTCAAGTGGAATGATGAGTTCCCTAACTTGGTTGTTGCGATTGGTAAACAGTTGTTGTTGGACACCTTGCTCCGCACATCTGGTACTTACACCACAGTTGGCCCATTCCTTGGTCTGATTAACAACAGCACCACATACGCTGCCGCAGACACCATGACTTCTAAGACATGGACTGAGTTGACTACCTACACCGTGGGCGGTTCCCCAGTGCGCGGTACGGCAGTATTTGCATCGGCTACCTCGTCTGGTACAACTCCGTCAAACGTAACTACGTCCACAGCTACAGCAATTACCTACACAATGACGGGTTCTGCTACTGTGTATGGTTGCTTCTTAGTGACAGGTACTGGCGCAGTCAGCACAATCTCTAGCACTGCGGGTACTTTGTACTCAGAAGGCAACTTCACCACTGCTAAGACTGTTACTTCTGGCGACACCGTAACTGTTACATATTCGACTACCGCGACTTCATAAGGAGTCTTAAATGGCTCTAGTCCTAGCAAACCGTGTTCAAGAAACGGGTACAGCTAACACCACCGTAAGTTTTACGCTTTCCGGTGCTGTTGCTGGCTTTCAAACATTTGCGGCTGTTGGTAACACCAATACGACGTATTACGCGGCCACTGATGGTTCTGGTAACTGGGAAGTTGGGCTTGGCACGTACGCCACTGCCGGGCCTACGCTTACACGTACAACCATTCTGGCCTCTAATAACGGGGGGTCAGCGGTCACGTTCTCTGGGACAGTCAACGTATTTGTAACCTATCCATCTGAAAAATCAGTCAATCTAGACGCATCTGGTAATGTTAGTGCGTTGGGTACTGTGTCTTCTGGTACTTGGCAAGGCACAACTGTAGGCGTGGCTTATGGTGGCACGGGTGTAACTGCTTCTAGTGGCGCTAACTCGGTGATGCTGAGAGATGCTAACCAGAATGTATCTATCAACCGACTCAACCAATCCAACGCCTCTGTCTCAGCGGCGGGTGGCACAACGGCGCTAACAGCGGCATCTAGTTATTCACAGACCCTTACGGGTACGGGCGGTCAAACTTTTACTATGCCAGATGCGACTACCCTGACTACAGGTGTGGCGTTTGTGTTCAACAACAACGCTACTGGCACACTGACTCTCCAAGACTACGCGACCGGCGCTATTGGCACTATCACCGCTGGTGGTGCAGTGGAGCTTGTATTGCTATCTAACGGCACAACTGCTGGTACATGGGATGTCCACGGATTCCTTCCTGAGAATGTGACTTGGGGAACTAACGCTCTTAATCTTGGCACTACAGTTATTACAGGCGGTACTTGGAACGGCGGAACTATTCCTACGGGGTACGGTGGTACAGGTTTAACGACCTTCACCGGCGCAAACAACGCGTTGTATTCCACATCTGCTTCCGCTTTAGTGGCTGGTACTTTACCGTCGGCGGCAGGGGGCACCGGTAACGCTTTTACTAAGTTTTCTGGGCCAACTACAGCGGAAAAAACTTTTACGTTACCAGATGCTACGGCAACCATACTAACTTCAAATGCCGCAGTAACCGTGGCTCAAGGCGGTACAGGCGCTACCTCTGCTACAGCCTACGCGGTGCAGTGTGGAGGCACTACTTCTACAGGTGCGCATCAATCTATTGCTGGTGTTGGTACAACTGGACAAGTATTAACATCCAATGGCGCAGGCGCGTTACCTACATTTCAATCTGCCGCTGGTGGGTTTCCCGCCACTACAGCAATGATGTTTGTTCAAACCGCCGCACCTACGGGCTGGACAAAATCAACGACCCATGACAACAAGGCACTGCGGGTTGTTTCTGGCGCTGCATCGTCAGGCGGTTCTGTAGCGTTTACTACCGCGTTTGCAAGTCAAACGCCAGCAGGTTCTGTTTCTGTATCGGGCGGTTCTGTTGGAGCCACAACACTATCTACTTCTCAGATTCCAAGCCACCAGCATAGTTTGGGTTTGTGGAGACCTAACGTGCAAGATGTTTTCCAAGGCGGGTCTCAAACTCCCGGGGCTAGAAGTTGTCCGTGGTTTGGTACTAGCGGGCCTTCAAGTAATCCGTACGAAGGTTTATCAGTTGCGGCTGGCGGTGGTGGCTCCCATACCCACGGATTTACCACCCCCACTGCTTCTTTTAGTGGCACAGCAATCAACCTTGCTGTTCAATATGTAGATGTTATTGTTGCTACAAAAGACTAACTATGAAAATTGAAGCCAAAAACAACTGTCCGCTAGATAACTTTAATCCGTGCCGCAAACTTGAGTGTGCTTGGTTTACTCAGGTGCGTGGCGTCAACCCAAATACCGGGGAAGAACTTGACGATTGGGCTTGTGCTATTGCATGGACACCTATACTGTTAATTGAAAATAGCCAGCAACAACGCGGTACGGGCGCTGCCGTTGAGTCTTTCCGTAACGAAATGGTTAAGGCAAACAAAAATAGCCAGCAAATTTTATTGGCAGCGGCAAACAACAAATTACTTGGGAGCGGATAATGCGAGCATCTATTGTTAGACCAGATAACACAGTTGTTGTAGACGGCCTTACGGTCTTCAATGTAGATTTATCTTCTATTCCTTCTAACGTCCATGCTGTTCAATGGTACGACACCCACGGGGAAGTTGAACTTGTTAACGGACAAGGACACCATACAGAAAACGTAACAATTACAGATTTTTCTCCTTATCAACAATACGTAGATACAGCACGTAGGATAAAAGCGGAATACGACGCTTCTGTTCAAGTGTATGAAGCCCACGAACTTTTGACCCCACCAACACCTTAATAAAATGTTTGGAATACCCGCTCTTGGCGTAACGGCGTTTGCTTCTCAAGCAAACAACGCCTTTATTCTTTCTTTGTCCGAAGACATTACATTTGCGGATTCCAGCGTACAGTCGCAAACACTGCTTAACTCCATAACCGAAGACATTGGGGTAGACGATGTTGACAATGACTTAGGTGGTAACTTCTTTGGTAGCGCCACAGAAACAATTGGATTAGCTGATTCCAGCACACAGATATTTGCCTATCTTGCACCTATTGCAGAAGACATTGTTTTAGCGGATACCCCAACTATTGCCGCCCAGTTTGCTGTAAGCCGCGCCGAGCCAATCACTATTGAAGATAGTCAAATTGTTTTTACCGCTATGTTGAATGACATCGCAGAGCCTATAACGTTAGATAACACCGAAACTGTAACCGCCCAGTTTGCACAGACAGTAGAAGAAAACATAAACATGGCGGATACGCAAGTTGTTACAGCGCAATTTTTAGCCAGCATATCTGAGGCAATAACCATAGATGATGTTAACGTAGCTACGGCTCAGTTTGTAGTCAGTCGTACGGAAGACATTACCCTAGTCGAACTAATTACCATCTTCAGCGTCTTCTTCTTTGACGTAACAGAGAATTTTGGTGCCGCAAATGCTCAAACTATTACTGCTCAATTTCTGCAAAGCATTACAGAAAACACCACCCTTGCCGACGTACCAACTATTCAAGCTGCGTTCCAAGTTGCAATTGCTGAGAACATAGATATGGCGGACAATACAGCGGTATCAGGCTGGGTAAAAATCATCGACGACCAGACAGCAAATTGGGCGGTCATTAATAACCCTGAGACCGCAGGGTGGACGACTATAAATAACTCACAATGAGGTAAACCATGTCAAGTACGTACTCAACTAACCTAGCCATTGAGCTTATCGGCACTGGCGACCAAGCAGGTAACTGGGGTTCAACGACCAACACTAACCTTGGTACGCTGCTTGAGCAAGCCGTCTCAGGCTATGTAACCCAAGCCGTCACTACTGGCACGGATACCACCATCACTATTCCCAACGGTGCGTCTGGTGTCGCCCGTAATATGTTCATTGAACTGACCGGCACAGGCGGGGCAAGCACTAACTTAATCGTACCGGCTAACAAAAAACTGTATTTCATTTATAACAATACTACTGGTGCAGTTACGGTCAAAGTAAGCGGACAAACAGGCGTATCTGTCCCAGCCGCAGCAAAAATACTTCTTGTATCTAACGGTACAGATGTGGTCAATGCCACTAACTACATGGCTACCCTAACTCTCGGTGCCGCACTACCCGTTCTTTCGGGGGGTACAGGTGGTACTACTTCTACAGGCACGGGCGCTGTTGTTTTGGCTACTAGCCCTACGATTGCTTCCCCAACTCTGACTGCTCCTGTTCTTGGAACCCCTACTTCTGGAACAATGACTAACGTCACAGGAACAGCCGTTGGGTTATCTGCTGGTAGTTTGACTACAAATGCAACGCCTTCTACGGCCTTCACGGTTACTCAATCTGGCACTAAATTAAACATTGCCTACAACGGCGTAACAGTATTTTCTATTGATTCGTCTGGTAATGTTATTGCCAAACTTAATATCACTGCCTACGGAACACCGTAATGACATTACCAGTTGTACCACCGGGTCCGATGTCTTTTTCTCAGATCAATACTGAGTTAAATCAAACATCTACTGGAACAATTTCGCTCAATGATTCCAATGTGCGTATATTGGCGGGGGTTGGGGTTAGTCCTGCAACTATTGCTATTACAAATTTAAGTGGTAAATCAAACACCTACCAGATTGGGTTTCTTATTGTTGCTGGTGGAGCGGGTGGTGGAAACGGCGGGGGTGGAGCAGGTGGCGTTGTTTATCGAGCACCTTCGGCAAGTTACCTCTATACGCATGGGGTTACCGGGCCAATATCAATAGTTGTTGGTAGCGGCGGTGCACCCAATGCTAATTTAAACGCTAGTGGTGGGCAAGGCGGCAATTCTTCAGCCGATGGCATGACCGCATTTGGCGGCGGTTCAGGAGGCGGTTACGCTACTAGCGGCGGTTCTGGCGGCTCAAGCGGAGGAACTGGGCGTGATAGACAAGATGGAGACCCCATACCGCCTACGCAAACCAGTAACGGTGGTGGTACTGGCTATGGCGGTGCGGGTGGCGGTGCCACAGGGTATGCAAGCAGTAACGCTTCGGGCGGCGGCGGTGGCGCTGGGGGCGCGGGCGCGGCAAATAGTGGTGGTACTGGTGGTAATGGTGGCGCGGGGCAGGCATTTTCAATTACAGGCAGTTCCGTAATTTATGCTGGCGGCGGCGGTGGCGGCGGGGATACTAGCTCCGGTGGTTCAGGGGGCTCAGGTGGCGGCGGTAGCGGCGGCAACTCTGGGAGTGATGGAAATTCTGCGACTTTCTATGGTGGCGGCGGCGGTGGGCGTAGCGCAACTGCTTCAGTTGGTGGGTCTGGGTACGGCGGTGTTGTGATATTGAGTATGCCAACCATAAACTACAGCGGTACAACTACTGGTTCACCCACGGTAACTACCAGCGGTAGCGATACCATTTTGACGTTTACTGGTAATGGCTCTTATACGCCTTAAAGCAAAATGATTGATCCCCTAACAGCCCTAGCAGGGATACAGGCAGCGGTTGCGCTAATCAAGAAGGTCAGCAAGACCGTGGACGATGTGTCCTCGCTCGGCCCCGTGTTGGGCAAGTACTTTGATGCGAAGTCCACGGCTTCCAAAGCCGCTGTTCAGGCCAAGAAGTCCAAGTCCAGCATGGGCACCGCCATCCAGATCGAGATGGCGCTGGATCAGGCCAAGCGGTTTGAGGATGAGTTGCAACTGCTGTTCATGCAGGCGGGGAAAATAGACGTCTGGAACAAGATCAAGTCTCGTGCAGCGGCGATGGATGTGGAGTCTGCCCATGATGCACGGCGTGAACGCGAGGCTGCGGTCAAGCGCAAACAAGAGATGGACGAGGTTGTTGAGTTGGCCTTGCTGGCGGTCATCTTCTTCAGCTTGGTCGGGGTAATCTTGTATTTCACCATCGGCATCCTTGAGCAGCAAAGATGAGCGACGAGCGTTTAAACTTAGTTGACAAGGTGCTGGCGTATGTCAGCAGCCCGTTCCGTCTGTTTGCAATGGTGCTCATGGCCGTGCTCACGTTTGCGGGGTACTTTGTATATACAAACCAAGAGTTGTTGATAGGGGCGTACAAGGAGTCCAGAAAGATTCCCAGCATCGCTGAAGACCGCGTAGAAGACGCAGCAGCCCATCTGTTTAAACAGTCTGGCGCACAGATTGTGGCGGTGTTTAAGGTCAACTCGATGTTTGGCACACGCATCCTGCACCGGGCCTATGCCAAGGACGGCAGGGACAAAACAAACGACGGGCTGGACGTAGGTCTGTTTACACAGAACGCAGGCAACAATTCGGATGTGGTCAAGCTCATGGCGAATGAGATTCCGTGCAGTGAGTACAAGTCAGCGCAGTCAGAAATGGGTTTGTGGTACATCGCCAAAGGCGTTACTTATACGTGCCGCATCAGTGTCCCGCCGGAGCCGGGCAGGTTTGTTGGGCAGATCACAGTCGGATGGGCTACTCAGCCCGAGGACATGGACAACACCCGCGCCATGCTTCAAATCGCAGCAACTATGCTTTCTAGGAGTAAACAATAATGGACTGGTTAAAACAAATTGCACCGACAATTGCTTCGGCGATGGGTGGCCCATTGGTGGGGATGGCTGTAGCCGCCATCAGCAAAGCCACTGGAGTCGATCCTACTGAAGTTAGCGATCTTATCGGAAACAACAAACTTTCAGCAGAGCAGATTGCTCAAGTCAAAATTGCCGAGATTGAGCTACAGAAACAAGCTCAGGAGCTTGGCCTTAACTTTGCAAAGCTGGAAGTTGAAGACCGCAAGTCTGCGCGGGACATGCAAGCTGCCACGAGGTCAATTGTCCCCCCGGCCTTGGCTGCAATTATCACTGTTGGGTTCTTTGGCATTTTGGGCATGATGCTGTTTGGCAAAGTTGACGGTGACAACCCAACGATCTTGATGATGCTGGGCAGTTTGTCCACCGCTTGGACGGGCATCATTGCTTACTACTTTGGCTCCTCTGCTGGCTCACAGGCCAAGACAGACCTTCTTTCTAAGGCTCCAGCAATCAAATGACACCAC